AACTCACTTAGCCATTCCTCACCTGTTTTTGTTTTACCGTCAATAGCGGTTATATTAGAAGTTGTAGCCAAGTCCGACCACAAGCTAACTTGGTTAGAGAAATATTCTTTCAAAGGTGGCGGGAGATAACCCATTAACGAAAGATTAACAACCATAACACCATCAAGATAACCTTCATTATTTCCACCATCAATCCCACTAAGTGCGAAACAGTATATTCTCCCAGAACCAGTAGTCTGGGCTATCCAAGTTCGATATTTATACTCCCAAGAAGTTGATTGTGTAGAAAAATACCCTGTATGTTCTCCCTCCCAGCCTAGACAAATATAGTTAGCGTCCAAACCTTTTTTCATCCATGCGGATAGAAAAAAGGCATCACCAGCTTTTTTCTCAATATTAACAGAGCAAGTAATACGATACGAAACATTATTATATAGTCTCGTAGTTATGAATCTTTGGGCCTTTTGGCCTATAACACCACTAACTAACTCTTTTTGTGAAACATACGAACCAGCAGTCCAGCCATCTGCAAGTCCATCACCGTTTGAGTCAACCTCAAAATTTCCATATCTGCCTAACAAATTTACAATCGTAACCGGATAGATTTTCAGGTTAGCAGTATTACGCCCCAAGTTAGTCCTATCAATCGATTGAAACGGGTAAGAAAGTTTTTCTTTTTTAGTTAAGTTTTCAATATACAAAGCTAAGTTTCTTTTATTAATTAATCTTGCCATTATTCTCACCTCTTAAAAAGCAGGGAGGCATTACCTCCCCGCTTTTACATTGTTAGCCCTTTCAAACTTTCTAAATCATTCAGAGTTTGATAATACGTATCTAAAGCCCCATATTTATTGCTCCAATACGCTAAAAGGTAGTCCTGAACTTGCTGAGCCGTCATCAAAAACGGTAATTCAATCGTTTCTCTAACAATGTTTCCATTATAAACCGTTTCGGTCGTTCCATCCTCTAACTCTATTATTTGCTCCTTCCAGCCGTAACCAAAATCAACTACAGTTTTCAATTTCATTCCATCAAGTTGCACGTTAACAATCTTAAACTTAAACGGTGTTTTCTCCATTATCCGTCACTCCCATCAAGGAGCTGTCGATTGTGTCTTCAAGGTAGTTGTAGGAGTTGGTACGCCCCAAATTCGAACAGTGAAACTAAATTTACCACGTCCATCACCAGTTGCGAAACTGGAATCACGAATTTCAACATACGGGAAGTCAAAACCGAATTTAGTATCAGCGTTCCCGTTGTCGAAAAGCACTACCATTCCGACAGTAAAGAGTCCGGCAGGCAAATTAATATTCTTAGTTGTTCCATCTTGCGCTCTTACAAGCGCGTTTCCGTCATTTGTAGAGATTAACGCATCTTTACTCGTATTGTAAGTATCAGGCGCTTTCAATTCTTGAAACCATTTTTGAAGAAGATATTCATTCGTTGTAACTTGGTCGTCAACAATATCGACTTCAAATGTAATTTCTGGGACATCAATCGTATCATCATCGAATTCGAAACCAACAAATGAGCCTCTGTCAAGAAATGGAGTTAGTTCAGCTCTTATTCGTGGCTCTTTTAGTTCAGGAAGTTCACCAAAATACTTGATTTCGATTAACGCAGGATAATTATCACCAGTTGTACAGTCTGTTACGGACCTTCCATCATAAAATTGTACTCGTATATATCCTGCGTCATTTGGTTTTAACGGAAAAGTATTTGCCATTTCAAATCACCTCCAAATTAAATATCACTCAAATATTCTATAAATACACTAAGATTCTTAACTTGATAACCGCTAATATTGCCTAAGTTAGTTATTTCAATTCTGGTTATATAAATTCTATCTAACCTTGTTAATGTTCCATTCTCAAAATCCAAAACATCTATAAATCTATTGTTTAAAGCATCATATATTTTCCCAACCAAAGCGTCAACGTCTGCCTTCGAATAAACGTTAACGTTTATCAAATCCGATACCTCTGGTAAAATTTTGCTCTCCCGTAACATTGTAGTCGAAAGCACCTCGACAAACTCATCTTCTGTCATGTTCACATTGTTAGTGTCAATATACCATTTAACATTGTTATCTATATCATAGAAAAATTTTCTAATGCTCTTAACAACATTCATATAGAAGTTGTTAGTCAAGGTTTCACCTTCCTTGCATTGTCTTGATAATAAACTCTTTTAAATACTGTCTAATAAGCTTAGGCGCTTTTTCCGTCCACTCTTTTATCGTATTTCTAATAAATCCAGTCTTTTGCTCCTTTGGCGTATAGTGATAAATTATCTGAAAGCCACCAGCTTCAACTTTCACAGATTCCAAAATTCCTTTCGCAAATAAGTATCTTAGAGACTTTTTTCGCTTTATCGGGTCATCGCTCAACGGATGCCCCTTCACGCCAAATTCGACAAAAAGTATATATTCAGTCGGGTTCGAAATTTGGTAAAAGAAATCGTTAACTTTCTTAATCTCCCAGCCATGCCTCAAACGCCCAGTATCAACAGGCGTCCGTTCGACTAAATCCCTGAAAAAGCCGAAAGCAATTTTGTTAAATATATAACTCGCAGCCTCCGGCGATAATCTCGCTAACTTTCTTAATCTTCTGCCAAATTCCTCTGCGTTGCTCTTAATCTCTAAAAATCTCGGGTCTCCGTATTCTTTCATTTTTCATCCACCGTAACCATATAGTAACCATTTCGTATAACTATTTGTTTTACCTTATACTCAATTCCATCAATCACTATCAAACTATCTTGAGTTAAGCTAATATTATCAGCCTTAAATAAAACCTGTCTTGCGTTCTGTGTAAGAAAGTTATTCGAATGCGCCGTTGTATTAATTGACAACTGCCTAACAAATGCCAACATCTGAATTTCTTGAAAGTTCTGCACCGTTTTTTGTGTAGCAGCATCAACGGTCATTCCATTTGGTATTTTAACTACTATCGGTTGTCTTGCCAAATTGTCTAAGAATTTTAGACTAACATTCTTTAAGTCAAACATTATATCCACTCTCCGCGATACTTGTTAACTATTTGATTAACAAATTCAGACGCAGCCCCAAAGTTAGCCGTAACTCCTTCAAGGTTAAGACTATTAACGCCTTCTGTTGAACTCAAAAGGTATTCAACAATACGCATAACAGCTAACTTTATATCATCAGGGATTACCTGATAACCACCGGTATATTCAACAACACCTTGAAAATTATAATTATCAGCTAACATTATTAAACTATAATTATCAGCTAACATTATTAAACCATTTGTTTCGTTTAAAAACTCGTAAGTATAGCTATTCCCCAGTATATCTTCAATTGAAGTTATAGTATCAATCGGAGTTTCTTTTAAGAATGTTCTACCATTAACAAAGTAAACTTTTTCAGTAAAAGCCCCATATTCGAAAGTTCTACCACAAACATTCTTAAAGTAATTATCCGCAGCAGGTAGTAAAAGATTAAGCTTTTCGTCTTGACTTGCGTCTGTTATTCCCAAATAACTCTTTACTTCCGTCAGAGTCACCAACATCATCCAACACCTCTTTTGGAGGTTCTTCTAAGATTGTTAAATACTCCTCCCCAAATGCTTTCACAATATCTTCAGGTAAATCAACAATTTCACCAGCTTTAATTCGTGTGTAGTAATGTATAACTTTCTTAGCTTTAACCTTCATTATAGCACCTCCTCAAAAACTATCAAAGCCCCTGCCCGAAGGCAGAGGCTAACTATCTTAATTATGCTGCAGCAGTCTTTAAAACACCAAACGCGTTCGGCATTGCAATAGTAATTCCAACTCTTTCAATAATTCTAAGAGCTAACATGTTTTTCTCAAACAGGTTATCGGTTCCAACGGTTGCTTGGTCTGCAACAGCAACGCTTATTTGCTCACGGTCACCAAGATACAGATAACTCAAATCACCAAATATAATAAACTTAGTATCCACAGCACTATCACTCATCGTTGGCATTACATCACTTGTCAGAACCGGATAGCCCCAAATTGTTTTATCGATAGGATTAAACAAGTAGCTACCATTTCCATCTTTAAGAGTCTTAATCTTAGCTAACACACTTCTATGCATTACAAATACACCTTTACCAGCAACACTTGAAGGAACGGCGCTAATTAAGTTTATCAAATCATCTGCGGTAATATCTGCGAAACCTGTTTTAGTTGCTGGCATGCTAACAACATTGACATTTGCATCATTCAAAATACCGGTAAAAACGGTCCCATCGCCTGTGAATCCTTGGTCGTCTTCTGCTTCTGCTATTGATTCGCCAATTATTCTACCTAACAAACTTTGAATATCAACTTTACTATCCATAAAGAGTTCACGGGTTACTGGAACGATTAAACCAGCCTTTTTCGCTACAAGCTGCACTTGGCCGATAGTTGGCTTTCCAGTAGAAATCCCTTCTCCTTGTGCTATCCATACGACATTCGGCTTTGAATCGATTTTTGGAATATTCAAAGTATCTGAACTCATTTTCAGAACTGTCCCGTATCTTCTTACATACCCAACATCTTTAGCAATATCTAACACAGTTGCGACAAATTCTTCGGGAACAAAATAACCGCCAGCACTATCAACGCCAGAACTCAAAGCCCTAACAGTAGCAATATCTCTGTCAACTAATGCTCTGAAAAATAGATTAATATCCTTCTTTTCGCCAGCAGAAAATTCTGGAACTTTCAGCGTTTCTCTGGCAAACTTTGTTATTTCTTCCTCAGTAACTTTTTTAATTATCGCTTTACCCTCAGTTTCAAAAAACTCTTTAAGAGTATTTTTAATTTCTTCCATCTTTCTCAACCTCCTTAGCAAATTCTTTTAAAACATTCTTAAGCTTCTCACTTAAATTTTCTTCCTCCACATTCTCGCTAACATTCTTTTCTTCTTCGACTACTTCATCATCAAATTCGGGCTCTTCCTCGCCATTATCATCTCCTACCATTTCGAAAACTAACAAAGTATCCTTAATAGCTTCAATTTCTTTGTGATTGTCTAACACTTTTTCGGCGACTTCGTTTACCTTTTCCTCTGCACGTTTAACTCTATTAAATAATTCTCTAACAGTTAAAACAAATTCCTTTTCCGGTGGTTCTTTATCAAACTCTCTATAATGTTTTGCAAGATGGTTATAAACTCTATCGAAATCACTATCAGGTATATCGACACCACCTCTTGCGCCCATCAGTGCTGCCATGGCCGCAGCTACACCACGCCAAACCGTTACCAAAACATTGTTAGAATCAACCGTGTGATGTGGCAATTTATAGCTCCCGAAGTTTTCTCTATCCTCGCCATCATACCACGTAAAACCCCACTTATACTTATCCCAATCAATTGTATCCTTATCTCCTGATCCATCACTACTTGCCCACTTTCTAAGTTTGTTAACTGCTTCTGTTGCATCCCAAGCGCTATTTTCATCTAACTTTTCAGAAGTATGACTTGGAACAGCTGACTTTTGTTCTAACTCTCTTAACCCGAATTCTTCGAACAATTTTTTGATTTTCCTTCTAACTTCTTCATTCTCTAAATCAAGCGACTTAACTGCCAGGCTCAATGCTTCCTGATTAGCAGGAACCGTCACCGCTGATATTTCCAACAATTCTTGCTTAACGTAAGTATATCCACCATATTCATTTGGCTCATATTTCTTAGGCAGAAATCCGATACTAAACGCATTCAAGAACCCTGCCTTGTATAACTCGAACACCTTATCAGCTAACTCATTTAGTCCTTTTTCCGGGAATTGCGCTTCAAACATTAATTTTCCGTCCCTAATTTCAACACTAACAATCTTAGCTATCGGTGGCTCATTATAGTTATGGGACCATAGCATAACAGGATTCTTCTTGAAATTTTCTAACTCCCAGCCATCTTGTTTGACAACATCACCATATCTATCCACGACTTCTGTCGACGCAACACCAACCAACTTTCTTTCAGACTCATTTATTTGCTTTAGAAACGCTTTCGCTAACATTCTTTCCATAATAACACCTCCACGGCAATTATACACCAATTACGACGTAACAGGCAAACTTACGCAACGGCAATTAATAATGTTAGATGCTGAACCATGCGGGTCCCCCGGGAACATAAGGTAATCACCACCAACCACAAAAGGCTGGTCAATCCTGACTATTTGCCCGTCTGCTGCCATATGTGCGCCCCGTACTCGTTCATCTCCAGCCGTTAACCATTCCTTCCACTCAATACCATTAACTTTGTAAGTCTCTATATGAGACTCGTTAATTACCGAAAAAGTTTCGGTTCTTGCTATCGTCTGCGCGCGTTGTCTTTTAGCCAAAGTCATCACTTCGTTGACTCTTTCCGCTAACTTTGTTTCACTTTCACCATTCATCAAACCTTCAAACAAACTTTCTTTTAATTGTTTAAAAGTTGTATCTGAAATTTTTTTCACAAACCGTTGAACCCTTTGGTCTAAAAGTTCCTTTACTAACGAACTATCAGGTTTTAACGACATCGCAAGCCCAAAGTCATTCGCTATATCTTCCGACGTGCGTATAAAATTCTTAGCCTGTTCGCTCAAATATAACTCTTTCCATGCCTTCTCTTCATCAGGTGAATAAATAAAGTCCAAAATTTCATCTAACAATTTTTCAATCTCCGCATTTGTCATTTTAGTTATTACTCGTTCATTCGGTATATTCTTCTTCAAAGTCTCTGATAATTCCTTTAACACTCTTAGCCTTTGTTTTTCAAACATGTTAGCGATTTTGCCCTTAAAATTATCTTCAACTTTCTGATTCTTAGCTACGAATTCCTTCCAGTATTTTATGCGCTCAAATCTCGATTTAAAAACACTCTTAGGCTTTTGGTCTTGGCTTTTCCCAGTTATTCCAAAGTTCATCATGAGATTCGGATTATACGGTGTATCGCCCCAAGGCACTTCTGGATATCCAAGCTCTGCTCTGACCTCATTTATCGTTAAAATTCCTTCTTTAACAAAGTTAACATATTTCTGTACTTCAAACTCTTCATCGTTTGGTATAACGCTGTCAAAATCATAATACACACTTTTGTCAACAAAGTTAGTCAAATAACGATTAATAGCATCTCGTAGCATTACCAATTTCGGCATTATTGTATTCTTAGCGAAGGTGTAGTCATTGATATACGCAGTTGCACGATTAACTTCTTCAGAAATACCTATCTTTGATAAAGGTACTCCAAAAGCCGCAGCAATTTCCGAGCGTGTAAACCTCCTCAATTCTAAGAACTCCATATCTTTCTGCGATAGCTGTATTGGCTTAAATTGTATGCCTCCACTAAGAATCATAGTCGCATGCGATTTATCAATTCCTGAATAAAATTCTCGTAACATTATTTTCAGTTTTTCCGCATCTTCCTTTGTTAGTTTATTTGGTGTCTCCAAAACAGCCGCAGGAGTAGCAGAGTTAATAAAAAAGTTTCTATTCCAAATACTTGCGTAATAATCGGAATCAACTGTTAAAGCAATAGCTTTAAGCGGCGAAACACCACGATACGGGTTCGAAGGATTAGGATATTTAAAGAATATTAGCTCCTCTGGTTTTAAGTTTATTTTTTCTTTCATGGTATTATATATAAATTTCTTAGGCAGTCCATTATCGATTTCAATTTCAAGATAAGCAGGATTAAGCGGGAATATGCCTAACATTCTTTGACCTTTTCTCGGGATATACCACAAAGCCTCACCAACCAATTCAAGCGATGAAACGGTTAAATACATAAGCTCAAACCTCGAAAGAAACGGGTTCGGATTATTTAACAAAGTTAGAAAGTCATGCTCTTGTATTTCTTCCCATTCTTCACCATCAATTTGGTAAAGTCTCCAATTTACACCTGCGATAGTATTAGCAATAACTTTAACCGCCGAATAAACCCACGACACCTGCTCATACACTTTCAAATAGTCCTTCAACCTATAATCAGCCACAGAAGATTTTATTATCGTTGTCGTATCACCTGCAACAAAGTTAGAGCCATTAAACAAAGAAAAAAGTTTCTCGAAAAATCCTTTAAAAATGTTAGCCATTATCCCATCACCACCGATTAAAACTTAATAATTTCAATTCCCAATTCAGGCTTTGAAAAGTGAGAATAAATCGCGTATCTCAAAGCGTCCATAGTATGGTCCATGAATTTAACAGGTTCATCTATAACATTCCCGTTCCTATCTTCACGCCATTTGTAGTTCTGGATCTCTTTAATTAAGTTAACCGAACCCTTGTAAATATGTAGCTTCTGTCGTTTGACAAAGTCAATCCCAGCCTTAACATTCTTAGCCGCCGGATAAATGACGAAACCGGCTTCTTCTATCTCTTTTATCCTGTCAGGTTCCGAACTATCAGCATAAATATAACCCCTAATGTTTAACATTTTTAGTTGTTCTATCAGATCGGCGTTAGTCAAGTGAGTTCGATAGAGTTTTTCAGAAATATAAAATTCTTTGTCTTTTATCCTGATCTCAACCAAGGCAGTAGGATTGTTATAACCAAAGTCAAGTCCATAGATTATCTCGTCATAGCTTCTTAGTACTTCATTCACTATATCATAGTTAGTATATATCAGGTTCTCAAATTCGGCGAACTCACCAAGAGTATATACTTGATAAAACGTCTTATCCTGACCTTCTAAGTTTTTTAGCATTTCTACATATTCTTTATCAAGAAATGGGTTATCTTTATAATTCACATGGAGTATTTGAGTATCTTCTGGTTTTTGTTCAAAGAATGTTTTATATACCCAATTTGTTTTACCAATAGGGTTAAACGTCAGAAACATTTGGTTTCTTTGCCCGGCATTAGCCCTTCTTAGCCTTAATCTTAGCTGGTTATAATCATCAACATCAAACTCTGTTGCTTCTTCCATCCAAATATAGTTAAATTCAGTCGATTTTATTTTCTCTGGATCATCCATACCCCTGAATATTATCTCGCTATCATTTTCTAACTTTATTAGTTGTTGTGATTTAAATTCATCATATGGTATCTTACACGCTTCCAGAATTTCTTTAATTAACTGATAAGCCGATAATTTCAACGACGGATTATATTTTCTCGTAACTAACAATCTTTTATTCTTAAACGGGATCAATATTCTAAGAATCAGAAACTGGGCAAGTGTATATGATTTACCAGCACCAGCACCACCATATATAATAACATTCTTAGCATTCGCTTCTTCTAAAAAATCCCATATCTTCTGAATAACGTTTATCTCTACTTCAGTCATCTTCATCGTCCTTTATTCTTGATACTTTGTTAATCTTTATAACTATCTTAGTATCGTTATCGGCAGATATAGTTGTGGTATCCTTCTTCCCCCATTCGTCTGGATATCTCCTTTCTAACCACCAAGCAGCAGCTTGCCAAGTAGTAGCTGCAGCCTTCTGAATTATCGCAACATTTCGAATAATAGCTTCCGCCTCTGCTCTTTTTATCTCCTTAAAAAACTTAGCTCTAAGCGTGTCTTTACCTTCATTTGCTTCTTGTTCACCCCTCTTCAACCAGTTATACCACGTAACTTCTGAAACACCTAAAGCTTGAGCTACAACCTTCTGATAATTACCTGCTCTAATCATGTTAGCTGCTTTCTTTATAACTTCTTCATTTAATTTACCATTATTCATGTAATCACCTCTAACAATATTAATTATTAATTACTCTTTATAGTTATATCTATACCCCTTAGTAAAGATATAGAAGTAAGCTATCATACTTGCCATTGCAAACCTAAAATTTTGACCGAGGATAGCGACAAAATGTTCTTGTTGTTCTTGCGTGAACTACTCTGTTTAAGCTCGTAGTGAACTACCATGACTTATAGAAGCCATGGCTTCCCGCTTCAACCCGTGATGACTCGTAGACCAGAAGAGTTTTCCTTCCGTTCCGCCGCCAGAGCACGATCCACGGGCTTAAATTCGGACGGTTCCCGCCCTACTCAACGACCGTGATTTTTGGTCGTAATTGTATTATAGCATATTTTTTGCAAATTTATCTCCATCTTACAGAAGATGGAGTCTTCTTTACAAAAAACGATAAAAACGAAGTGTCACTCTTCAAATGGGAATTAAAAGAATCAAAGCTAATAGAGACTATTAAACTAAATTCCTAATCTGCATTAAGATATTTTGGTATAGTGAAAGAGTTTTTTTAAAAGCTTCAACTTCTTTTTCGTTAGTGTAATCTAAAAACCCTGCCTTCTATATTTATCACTAACAATGTTAGGAACAGTATATTTCCAAAGAATCTTATGGTGCATTCTGAAATACTTATTTCCTACCACCGATACTTTAACGGCAGAAGGCAGTAGCATAACAGTGTAAAAGCTCTTAATGTACGTTCCAAGGTTCAAATACGCTTCCGTTAATCCGCCTTTATTCTTCTGCGTTTGAATTTGGTTAATATATATATTCCCAATGGTTAAGAATATTTTACCTAAGTTTCCAAAGTACACGTAAGCATTAGCGTCTTCATTTATTCTGCCGATGAATTCAAAAGGTTGGTCAGTTTTAAAAAAGAAAGTGTTCATCGCTTTCCGTTTAAAACCTTTAACTAAAATTTCATTATCCTTCCCACCGATATAATCTCCGCCTTGTGCAAACGCGACACAATCAATATTAGTGTTATCTAACAATCTAAGAACCATTTCAAATACTTCATCTAAGTTTCTTATACTTGCTTCTCTATCCTTGCTTTTAACAATGAATCTAACTCTAAAAGTCTTATAATCATCATCAAACTCTGCAAAGTATCTTAGTCCAAGTTTCTTTGCGATATCAAAGCAGGCGTTCCTAGCATATAAAACAATCTTATCCGGTTCCTTAAAATTATCCAATGTCTTAACTTTATTTCTCCATTCACTTTTATCAAACATTATTACATTCTCTTTGCCAAATCTACTAAAGTATTCTTCAGCTTGTCCATCTTCGTTATCAATAATGATATACCATCTACCCATATAACCCTGTTTTAGTAGTGTATCTAGTGTATAAACTCTATCGGCTCTGCCATGTGAAAGAATAAACACCGCAAAGTCATTCCGCATCTTCTCCACCTTCCATTAAACCATCTAACATTTTTCTAAGTTTCTTATTCATTTCCACGAATTCATTTTCTATCGCATCATTAAAATCAACGATAATCAACGCTAATTTTTCCATTAATCTTTGCATTTCTGGAGACGCATTAGTACAGTAATATTCCGCTATGTTATCGAAGTCAAACCGAACGAATCTACCTGCGGCAAGCCTTAGAAATTCTTTCTCTTCTTCACTTAGGTTAGAAGCTTCTATTTCTTGAATAAGTTTGTTATATTTTTCGGTATCGTATAAATCATCCAAGTCAACAGAAATTCCTAACGGCTCATATTGTATTTTAGATACTTTCATCGTATAAGGATTATTTTCTAAATCATTTAGCAAATCTTCAATTTCTTTTTCTGTGAAACCAGCTAACAATCTAAGATTATCAGTTAATCCTTCTAAAAGTTCGATTAACTTGTCCATTTCCCAATCTCCACTAATTTTGTTTAACGCTATATTCAAGGCTTTTTCCTGTTCAAGTGGAAAATCTACAACGATAACATCAACATCTTTAAAACCTAACTCTTTTAGTACTTTCAACCGCTGGTTTCCACCAACAACATGCCCAGTCCTTTGGTTCCAGATAAGTGGGTCAACGTATCCGAAATTCGCAATACTATCTTTCAATTTCTCTAACATTTTTTTAGAAATTTTTCGCGGATTATATGGCGCTTCTTTCAATTCACTTATATCTTTTTTATCAATCTTCATGTTATCACCCTCTTAATATCATACCAAACTAACAAACTTATTCCTTCAGCTCTTCAATTTTATCAAACTCAAACTCCAGCCTTATCTTTGCTGGCCGCATTCCTTTAACAATCATTTTCCGCCCATTATATTCAAAAACAAAGTTCTGAACCTTTGAAACAACCGCAGCCGTTCCAAGAACTTCCGATACCTTCTCAATCTCCGTGGCAACAAAATATATCTTTTGATTATTTGGGTCGTACAGTACCATTTCAACACCCCCGAAATTCTATTGAGATTTTTTTGAAAAAAATACCCGTTTTTTTAAGCGAAATAACCCCTAACTTTCTTAGCCCTATACCTTATATACCCCCTAACAAAATTACCCCTGATTTTAGCCCGCGAAATTACCTTTTTTCTCTAAAAAATGCCCGCTACTTATGTGAAAATTTAAAGGGTCTAAATAGATTTTTTACTATGTTATTTCTCGAGATTTTTAGTCCACTGTTTTCTTGTATTTTCAGAATATCCTTTATGCTTTTCAAACCATTTCTCTAACTGTCTTTCATGCGATTCATCTGGATCCAGTCCTTCCAACGCAACCGTTATCCTGGTTTTATACTTCAACATCTCTACCGTGAAGTACTTGTTTTTCTCTCTAACTTTTTTAGATATCTTTTTTGTCTTTTAACCCATTCAGGTGGATTTTTCTTCTTGCATATAGATTCATCAGGATACCAAATCCCACTTCTCAAGCTCTTCTCATCCAAAGGACACAAAGGTGCATCGCAAGTATCAAAATAATTACACACCTTAGCCATTTCAATCACTCCCAATCATCCCTTTCTTTAATCTTGTTAGCCAAAACGGAATTTATCATAGATCTTGCTTTTTCCAGCATCACTTTTTCTTCTTTTGAAAACCAACCGCGTTTTCCAATAATCTCAGAAAGATTATTCGCTATTTTCCCAAGCTCTCTAACTATCTTCTCTATATCCGCCATTTTCAAACACTCCTTTCAAACACGCCTGTGTTTTTCAAAGAAAGCCGAATACCTCTTCTCAACAGCACTAAGATAATTAATCCTTTTCTTCAAATCATCATTCTCTTTTCTTAGCTTTTCATTTTCTTCCTTTAACCTCTTGTTGTCTAACTCTGTTTTATATCCAAAAAACGAAAAAAATATAATTCCTAAGAGCACACCTAACGTGAACTACCATGACTTATAGAAGTCATGGCTTCCCGCTTCAACCCGTGATGACTCGTAGACCGGAAGAGTTTTCCTTCCGTTCCGCCGCCAGAGCACGATCCACGGGCTTAAATTCGGACAGTCCC